TGATCTTGGAATAAATGCACCAGATTTATACAGATTTGAAACTCTTTTAATCAAACTAGCCCTTCTTGATCTTTTGCTTCCTTTTAGTCCTGATAGATACTTTTTTGGTAGCCCTGAGTCCTTGTCTTTTGGTACTTTTCTTTTTTTCTTTTTTTTCTTTTTTGCCATTATTCTTCTTCTTCAGTTTCAGGAATATTAGTATTGAATTGCCCAATCGTACTGGAAGAGCTATCAATCTCATTATTAATTGAATTAATTGCTTCATCATCATCTACTACTGCCTTTGCTATTTGTTTGTCAATTTCTTTTGTAAAAGTTTCTGATTTTACACCACTTGCTTTTGCCATTTGCAAAAATTGTAAATCGCTTGCATAATCTCTTAAATCAAATGTATCTGGGTAATTTATTTCGCCTTCAAATACTTTATTTTGCCATAATGCAAACAATGACCATATTTGTTCTTCTGTATTTTCTAATAAATCTGCCTTTTCTGAAAGTCTTGAATTTAATAATTGAAACTCAGTTTGCAGTGCAATGCCAGAATTGATTGTTTTTTCAGTTGCTCTTACTGATCCCATGTGTGTTATTCTATTAATCGAGTCAACTTTCATTTGTATATTTAGCATAATTGCCTCTAAAGATTGAGAGTCTGGCTGTATAATGTATGGTTTTAAATTAGGTTCCATATCTTCTGGCATTTCAATAATAGAACCAGCACCGGCACTTGCCTCAACATTTGGTGTTTTAACTAAACTAGGGTGGTTTGATAATCGTATTAATTGTTCTATTTCAGAATAATCGTTGTAAATTGACTGTTGTAATTCTGCAACATCTTGTAAATCTGATACACCTATTGCTCTTCTTGCAGATTTTTGATTGTATAAAATTACAGCTGGTATTTTACCAATTGCATTTACTTGTTCTGAAATTAAAACAGGTTTTGCAGTCGAATATTCTTTTAAATAATCATCAACCCTGTATGTTGTTATTTCTTCTGGTGTATAAATTTTTACTGTTGCACTATCAACTTGTAAATCCTCTATAACCGTAAGTTCTGTAAGATAAAATTTACCATTTTCTGCTCTTTCATATTTCCAATTGGTAACATTTTCTGGTGTGTAAATAGACATGTATGGTCGTATGTCTTGTGAAAGTTCTTGTGCTCTTGTTTGCACATTTGTATCTGGTTTATCTATGATTGCCCAACAATGACCATAAACAGATGCATGTTGTTGCATTTCTTTTATAACATTTTGAAAACTACGACCTTCTAAGTCTGCATCTTTTAAAAATGCTTCTAAAGCAACATCATCTTGTAAAGTTGCATAATCTCTTGAAGCTGCAACTCTAAATAAAAAAGAAGAATAGATCTGTACAACATTTCTACAATGATTGTCTAATGGTGTGAAACCAAGTCTTTTTGTATATTCTTCGTCCGATTCAAGTATGTATCTGTTTAAATAATAACCGTTTTGGTAATCTTGGCCACCAATATAAGAACTGACATGAAACTTCCATTTATGCATATTATCTTCATAATCTGGGTGTCTTTTTGTAAGTGTTTCTCTATCGTATGTTGCCATCAGCTCCACCTAGTTGGCTTACTTGGTTTAAATTCTCTTTTTAAGGCAAACATATATTCTATTAAATATCCCAAAGCGTCGTTAAAATGATCGTATCCATGGTCTTTGTCTGGTATATGTGTCCCTTCTTTGTATATCTGTCGTTCTAAACTTTTAATAACATTTTTGCAAGAATTTACAATAAACAGAGTACTTTCATTATTTGTATTTTTTAATTTAGAATTTACAGCATTAATTCTATCTCTTACCAAAGGTGCTTTGTGCCTTGCATACACATCAAATCCTGCATTTTTTAAAATAGATATATCAGTAAAACCACCAGCACTTGTTTTTCTTTGTCTTGACGCAGGGTCTGGGTAAATTTTTATTTTTTGTTTGTATCTGTTTTTTATTTCTTCAACCATTTCTTGTGTATTTGATGACCAGATTTGTATTTCATCAATGACAAATATTTTATCTTCTACAACAATGCAAACAACTGCAGCCATTGGGTCTACATTGAAATCTAAACCAATATGCAATGTATGATAATTATGCGTAAAATCTTTTATTAAATTTTTTGCTCTATCAAAATTATAATAAATCATACCGGCATAATTAACAAAACTAGCCAAATATTCTTGTTGGAATGTTCTTTCGTCAAGATCATATTTAGCTTGTTCTATTTCATCTGCTGATACTTGTTCACCATCAAGTGTTGTATATTTAAATGCCGACCATTCTTTGTCTGTTGATCCTTTTGTATATAGATCGTATGCCCAGTTACCAAAACCTCTTGGAGTACCACAAAACAAAGCATGTCCTTTCTTATCTGAAAGTGTTGGTCTTAAAACTTCGTACCATGCTGACGGGTGAATATCTGCGAATTCGTCCATACATAAAAAATCTAAACCGACACCACGCAAAGATTGCTCATTATCTGCACCTCGTAAAGATATGGTAGAACCATTGACCAATGTAATTGTAAGATCAGAATTATTTATGTCTCTAATCCATTTATGTTTATCAAGTCGTTCTTTTAAATCGTTCCAACATATAGATTTTGCCTGTCTGTAACTTGGTGCAACATACCAAACTTTTTTATTTGGAAATCTAGCAAATCTTGCCAATTCATTGATTGCTAAAAATGTTTTTCCAAATCTTCTACCAGAAACCAGAACTCTAAATCGTGAATCGTTTTCAATAACTTCTTTTTGTGGTGAAGTTAAAGGCATTAATCATACGACCAAGGCAAAGGTTGGTTACCATCTGTTGTTTCAATTTTATCTTTTTGTCCAAGCCATTGTTTACCAAGCCAAATCAACATCGTAGTATTACCATTTTGAGCTTTGGTCCATTGTAGTCTTCTCAGTGATATTTTTCCTTCTTCCCTTCCCTTTTTTAAGTACTCGGAAAAATTATCTGCCAAAGTATCTGCATGACACCCTACAACCTGTGCAATTTCAACATTTGTGCACATAATTGAAGCCAATTTCTGTATAATTTCAATGTCTAATTCTTTTTTAGGTCGACCAACCTTTTTTACTTCTTTTTTCTGTTCTTCCATAATCAATCCATCTTTTTAAGTGTCAATCCATAGTCATTAACACCTTGTTTAATTACAACATCATCACGCAAAATAAGTCTGTTTTCCCTTTTAAATTTATTATAGTTTACGTGGTGATGCCAACGACCATAACGCCAAGTTAATTTAGAAACATCTGGGTGTAATTTAACTTGCATTTGTGATTTTGGTACAGTGCCCTCTTTCGCATAAAATGCATCAGTATTTCCACCTTTCAGTACTTGCGTATTAGTCTTTTCTTGCAAGAAAACATTAAACTGAACAGTACACCAACCAGCTTTAAGCATTTGTAGTGATAAATCTGTATCTTCGTTATATCTTCCTCGCCAACGAAAGGGTACATCGTTTCGTATTAAGTTACAACTATAAATTCTAGTGTTTACTGTAAATGGCCCATATTTATAGCCCCATTTATCAATAACAAAAAATGAATAGTTTGGTCCTGCCATTGCAATATTTTTGTATCGTAAACAAAAATCTTCCATAACTTTGAATGGTGTTCCATCGTAACATTTAATTCTTTTATTTTTATTCCAGCGACGAAATAATTTTATGTTGTCGTCCATTACCCAATGCCATTTGTGGCCTTGTTTTATTGAATAATCCCAAATAAAATTTCTTGCAGGTCCCGGTCCTTTACTTTTTGTATTTCCAAGTTCATCGCAAGTATCGTAATCGTCTTGGTATTTTTTATCTAAAACTAAAATTTTTTTTTTATCTATGTGTTCTGCGTAGGTATCGTATTCTTGCTCTTCAACAACAACAGTATAAAAAACTCCCATTTCTTCTAATACCTTGGCAGTTAATCGACTATCAGCTCTGCCTTTTGTAGGAATAAATAAGGGAAACTGCGGATTATTCGCTGACATACCCCTTATCTTTTAAAACATTTTTTTCAATCTGCGGAAACCAAATGTATTTTGTTTTATCTGTAAAATCTTGTTTTACTAATTTAAAAAAATTTTCTACATCTTGTTTTGTTTTAAAATGCACATGAATTGATCTAAAAGGTGCTTCGTTATCATGTTCAAATGTTGGCATGTCTTGCCAATGTTCTTCAGTTTTTAACCACTCACGACCTGTGCCATCAAATGTAATTATGCTTTCAAGTTCTCGATCTTCAAAACCTAAATTTGTTAAGTCGTAATTTATATCTAATAAATCGCCAAATTCTTTATTTAATAAACCATAATCCCATTCAGAATATTCATTGGTTTTGTTATCTGCAATTCTATATGCTTTTGCCTTTTCTTCTGTTAAATTTGCGACAACACAAGGCACAACTTCTCTTTTCAGCATTTTTGCCGCCTCGTAACGACTGTGGCCTACGATAATTACATTATTTTGATCTATTACAATAGGTTGTTGCCAACCAAACTCTGCGATTGAATTAGCGACTTTTTCAATATCTTTTTTTTTACGAGGGTTTTGTCCGTATGGTTTTATATGTTGTATATTTTTTTGTATTATATCCATCAATGTATTGTGCGTGTTTCTCCGCTTAAAAAATCAACTTTATCAGTATTAAAGCATTTTGCCAAATAATTTTGTGCTTCTTCCTCAGTTGTAAAACCACCAATCTGTACAATGGCGCTGTATGTACCATCTGGTTCCATTACACAAAAAAACATTTTTCTAAAATCTTCAAATTCCATAATTAACATTAAACATAAATAGACATCTTTTCCATTGCTTCTTTTGTAATTTTTCCTTGTTTATATGCTTCAATTATGTCTTGATCTGAGTCTAATGGATACCTTCTACCTTTTTTCCAACTTTCTAAATTTGCAAATCTATCTCGCGAATAAATACCAAGATCATTTTTCTTTTCATGTGAAAGCTCTTCTTCCCAACGACAGTCTTTTAACCATTTATAAAAATGTGGCATAAACTTTTCTTCTTCAGTTTTTGACCAAAGAGCATTATATTTTTCAATTAAGATATTATTTTCAATTTTTAATTTTTTCCAGATCTCAAATGCTTTGACTCTGCTGCCTCTTTTCATTGTTAATTTGTTCCATACTTCTTCAACGAATATATTTATATTTTTATTAGGGGTAGGGGTTAGGGGTAGGGGGGTTTCAGTTTGGTTTTTTTTCGGTCTTCCACCCTTCTTGCCATTTTCTCTAGCATTTTCAATTTTATTATTAATATACAACCACTCTTTGACCTGGCGTAAATTTTGCCACCTTGTATGTGGTGTGTCTTGTATATTTACAAAAAATTCTTCTAAAATTTTGTCTGTTGCATATCTATCTGGTTCTGTAAAACAATATGCAATTCTATAAATAATATTTTTATCATTCGGTATGCCTTTGCAATTTTTATTCCAGTTCCAACAAAGTAATCGTATATAAATTCCTAATTCTCTGTTACTTAAATGTTGTGTTCCAGCAATAAAGTCATCTGTGAACAAATACCATGCTTTTAATTTTTCTGTTGGTTTCGAGCTTTCGTCTATGTACATAATTTCCTCCTGTAATTTTTAAATAATAATAAACTGTTAATCGGTCAACAAGACTATCAAAGTTTCTTACATAATTTTGTGATTCGTAAATATCGTCTAATGCAAATTGTTGACATCTTCGCCAAATCCCAATGAACTCATCTTGCTCTTCGGGACTTTTTGGTATCTCTAATAAGTGTCCGTAAACTTTTTCGTAATGGGACATATTTAAGAATTATTAATTTTAATTGTTCGATACATTGTTGAATATCGCCTTTTAAAACATAATGTGGTGTATTGAAATGATTTGACTGAATTTGCCACAATTTTTGTGTTTCTGATAATTTGCCTTTTTCATTTTTCAATTCAACATAAATAATTTTTGCTGGGTAATATTCTATAATTAAATCTGGGCAACCAGAACGCAATCCCATTTTTTTTAGTTTTGCTCTGTACTGTGGTCTTCTCACACCTTCATTTGGTACATGAAAATGGCGGAAATCGTAGATATTTGATGCTTTTTCTAAAAATAAGTTACAGGCAATTTGTATATCTGCTTCTAGGGTCATGGGGCAGAGACGGAGTTTGTATGTTTCGGTTATATCGTAACTGCCCCAAAATACAAGAAAGCAATTTCAGGAGGCGCTTTCTATATATGAAAAAAAACTATAGCACACATTACGCAAAAAAAAATAATAAAACAATACAAATTTATAGTGACTATAAAAAACCTAAAAAAACCTATAGTACCCCAGGGGTTTTCGGTTTTATTTTATTTTTACTCAAATTTGTATATAAAATACCTATATTTCTATTTCGGTTATAGATTTATAAAAAAAATAAAAAGGAGTTTGTATGAACAGAAAACATACAGAATTAAAAATAATAAAACAAAGACAAGAATTTACACAAAAATTTCTTGAAGCAATCTACGACAAAAAACATAGAGACATTGCTGATAATATTTTATGTAAATTTTATTTCTATGATCTTAATTTTAGAGAATTAGAAATTTTTCATAACGCAAAATATTTTACATTATGGTCAAAACAAACTGGTAGAGTTGTATGTAAAACACTTTACGATCTTTTTATTGAGGCAGAAAAATTAAATTATATTTCAAAAATTATTTTTTATGCTTGTCAAGAAAATGCAGATTGTCAATTTGGTTGGTATGAACACAAATTAAAAACTAAATTACTTAATCAAGGAGTTTTAAATGCAAGATAAATTCAAACAATTAATATCTTACGGATTATCTATGGCAATTAAATACGAGCCAGAAAAAAGATATAAAGTTATCAAACATTTTTTAGATAATAAATACATTTCTAAATATGAACTTTCACTTGCTGGTGATGTAAAAATTATTTTTCCTGATGACGAGACTAGGGTTTTTACATCTAAAGGTGATTTGGTTATAAAAAGCTTTAAAAAGAAAAAGGAGGCATAAATGCAAAATTTTTTTAAAGAACAAGTAAATGATCTGAATGCAGACCATTTAAAATTTGAAGTTGAATTAAGAGAAATGGCTTTCAAAAAAGATTTGAAGGTTACTTCAAAATATACAAATGAAATTAATCCTTTCAAATACAAAGCATTAGTTCGTAAAGACAACCAAGAGTTTATATCTGTTGTTGGTAATAGATATGAACCTCAAAACTTTTTTGAACTTGTAGAAAAACAACAAGAAGGTTTAGAAAAAGCTGGTTTGTTGAAAGGTAATTTTATTTGTCGTGATTATATGTTTGAGGGATCGGCAAAATTTAGACGCGATATTATTCTAAAAGATTTAACGATTGAGCCAAGAAAAGGTGATATTGTTAATTTTAGAAGTTCGTGCTCTTCTTCACATGATG